ATGCAGAGTTGGGCTCTACCTTTCACAAATTCCACAGCCGAAAATAAGCCTGAAAATTCAGGTTCTAACAGCCAAAATCTTATTTCAATCGAGCAGATTGAGAGCTTTTCGCGGGACTGGTTTTTCGATTCAGAGTATCGTCAGCACTCCAAGGAAACCATTAAACGCCGCCGTGAACTCATCGAGCAGCTGCTTTGGTTTCTTCGTGAGAAACAACAGCCGGGCGTCAACCTGCGCGTGATTCGTCAGTTCCTGGCCTATTTTAGCTCCGGTAGCCCAGAGGAGCCGCGTTGGGGAAATGCTGACCATCACGCGTGCTTGCGACCAGCATCACGCGCTACGGTTCACACCGCCTATTCTCGCCTACGCACTTTTTTCCGTTGGTGTGTCAATGAAGAGCTGATTGCCGTCTCGCCAATGAAGAACCTGGCACCACCTGAAAATAATAAAGATCAGGTAGCACCCTTCACAGCCGACGAGATTCAGCGTCTGCTTGCTGCAGCTCGTGAAACCAATTATCCGCGTCGCGATGAGGCTATCTGCATTTTCCTACTCGATACTGGTGTACGTGTCAGCGAATTAGCGAACATTCGGCTTTCAGATATTGATTGGGATGCGCGCAAGATTACTGTTTTAGGTAAAGGGCAAAAAGAGCGCGCGATCTACTTTGGCCATCAGGCTAAACGCGCGCTTTGGAGCTACTTATCGGAAGATTCCCGCACGCCCCTTAAAGGTAAACGATTGAAGAATGTAAAAGAAAAGGATGAAAACTCACCGCTATTTGTATCTGAGGTTGGCGAGCGATCAGGGGAGGCCTTTTCACGGCAGGGGCTATTGCGCTTAATCGTCCGCCTGGGGAAGCGCGCCGGGATCTCTGGCAAACGCGTTTCTCCACATACATTCCGGCATACCTTCGCCGTTGAGTTTCTGCGCGCCGGTGGCAACGTTTTCACCCTGAAAGAGTTGCTTGGCCACACCAGCCTGCACATGACAAACCGCTATGTATCTTTTGCCCAGGCCGATCTGGAGAACCAGCACCGGCAGTTCTCACCAGCAGACAGAATGCGGCGTGCTAAGTGAGATTATTCATAATGATAATAAATATTTTCTGTAGCAAAATCGAGTTCAAAATATAAAAAAACCGGCTTGATAAAAAACCCTAAATATTTGTGGTAAAATCGGTTTTGGGTGCGACCTGGGCAGGTCGAAACGACAATTTATTTCACGACTATGCCTATATTCCATCCCTCCGCGCGCCTATCCGACTTTGCTCAACTTTTAGAAAACGCTCCGTTTTTTTCTTTGCTCGTCTCTAACCTGGCTTAATTCTCGTCGAAAGGTAAAACGCTTATGAACGACGAGAAGAAAACGCTTCGCGCGGCTATGCGCGGCTTTCCGCTGCCGACTGAGGTTCCGATCCCGGTGCCACAGGTCAAACGAAACAACACCGATGAGCTTGCGGCCCAGGTAGTCGAGCGCCTGCACCAATTGCACCCAGGCGCACCATTTTTCATGCCTAAGCAGATTGGCCCGGTGCTCGGCATCTCGGACAATGCTTTCACGGTTTACTGCCGAAAGCATCCCGCATTGAAACTGTGGCGCGGCTCTTATCGCTTTCACACTGACGACCCTGGGCACATGAAAATACTGCGTCGTGTCATCGGTGTCGTGCTTTGGTCAGGCATTAAGGTGCCTGATGAATTCCGCCCGTCAGGCCGTGGCAACATCCAATAATCCCGAACTCTTTAGAACTGTTTTAGAAAATCCAAAACGCCCCGCTGGCCGCGCTTGAATAGATTCGAGCAGGTCGCGAGGCGTTTTTCTTTGGTGCTTTGCCATCGAGCAGCACACACCCTACCCCGCTTCCGGCCTGCTCAATTTTATTGAGCGAGGCTTACTTTGATTAAATGCAGACTTCCCAAACTGCGCCGTGCGCGCAAACGTGATAGTGAAGGCCGATTCGTTTCGACGCGCGGCCCGATCGACTTGAAATCCGATAACCGTGTCATTCTGGCGGCTGTCGTGATTTTCGTGCTGGGGCCGCCCTTACTTGAGCGCCTACCCGAACCGGGCACCATTGTTCGTTCGCCCCTGGCTGTATTTCAGTCTGTCACCGGCTCGACACAGAAGCTCACCAGTGAGCAGATCCGCAAGCGTGACAATGCCACTCGGCTGGAAAAAATCAACCCGGCTTTGCGCCCGAAAGTTGGCGCTATCCTGGCCGATCTGGAAGAGCACAAATACCAACCACTGATTGATAGTGGCGTCTGGCGATCGCCGTCTCAACAGGCCGCCAAGGTTGCCGCTGGTGTTTCCAAGACGCAGTTTTCTTTTCACACCGCAACGACCAAAGACGGCAAGCCGGATGCACTGGCCGCCGATATTACCAACAAGCCCTGGGGTTGGAAGAGCACGAAAGAGAATCGTGTTTTCTGGCTCAAGCTGGCATCCAGTGCCCAGGCCCACGGCATGACCACCGGCATCTACTGGGGATTAAGCCAGGCCAACCGCGACAAGCTGCGCGCCGCCATCAAAGCACGAAACTGGAATTATACCGGCCCACTTGGCTGGGACACTGCCCACGCCGAAGTAGTTGGTATTTCGATCATGCAGGCCAAAGTCGGCAAACGTCCTCAGCCGGTTCAAGTGCCGCCTGTTCTGGTCATCAACGATAAAGCAATTCGCCCAGGAGCTGCTTATCTGGCGAACGGTAGTTGGTTTGTGCTTGAAGGTGAGCTTGCGCCGCTGTTTGGCAAAGCAGCGCAAACGCCGTCGATCTTTGTGCCGCTCCGCCACCAACTGGGCGTTTATGGCCACAAGATCGTGGCCACCAATAATCGCTTGAAGGACCGCAACCGCTTCGATGTCCGCACGGCACCGGTGAAATAAGGATTCTATGAGCTTCGATTTTCAGACGTTCTTTACCATTATCGGCGCAGTGATGGGCGCGGTTTCGTTGGTTTGCACCAGCCGGATCGGTGCACTTAAAGGCGATATCGATAAGCTGCGCCGGGAAATGGCCGCTTTGCGCGATCGCCTGGCTATTGTGGAGAATGAGCGCGACTCCCATAAGCGGGACGCGGACGCCTTGCGGGAACGCCTGATTACCGCTCTCACCGAAAACAAAGCACTCCAATCGCAGCTTGATCGCCTGAAATCTGCTCTCCGTGCACGAGCAAAGTGCAAATAAAACATGGCTCAAGGTAAGGCACACAAAAACGAAACCAAAGCAGCAGTAATCGCGGCACTCATGGCCGGGCAGCAGCCCTCACAAGTGTGTCGCGAATTTGGTTTGCCTGAAAGCACCGTGCGCACCTGGGGCAAAAACGCGGGCGTGGACTTCGCGGAGATTCGCGCCGAAAAAAAAGAGGCGCTTGCCGACCTCATTGCGGGAGTGCTGACCGAGAACCTAAAGACACTTGCAGCACAAGCGGTTCACGCGAGAAAACCCGAATGGATGAACAAACAAAGCGCAGACTCACTTGCCGTATTTTACGGCGTTGTAGCCGATAAGACGATACGAATTCTTGAAGCTGCAGCAGCAGCCCAACCTCTGGAAGACCAAACCAATGAAAGCTAAGAAAAAAGGCCCGGCGATTTCTCGCCGGGTCAGTTCATTTCTGGCCGCTGGCCTGGCCTTGTTGCAGGCTGGCCCCGGCATCGCCGCTCCCATCGCGTTCAATTTTGCACCTGGTGCTTTTGAGCAACGCGAAGCTGCACGCGCCAAACTCGAAGCGGCCAAAGAGCGCGGGGAACGCGGTAACTTGACGTTTCGTGAATTCGTCTCCCTGGTGAATCCCCGCTATCGCTGGTTCAAGCATTGCGAAGTATTGGGCGATGTTCTGCAACGCGTTGCTGATGGTGAAATTTCGCGGCTGATGATTTTCATGCCGCCACGGCACGGCAAGAGCGAGGAAACCAGCCGCCTTTTCAGCGCTTACTTTCTATGGCGCTATCCCGAACGTAAAGTCGGTTTGTGCTCATATTCGGCAGGCCTGGCCTACACGCTTTCACGCGCGGCCAAAGACTTCTATCTGGCCGGTGGTGGCGAGCTGCGCAACGACGCGAAAGCCGTCAAGCAATGGGAGACGCCTCAAGGCGGTATGTTCTGGGCTGCTGGCGTCGGCGGTGAAGCGACCGGCAAAGGCTGGCACCTGGGCATAATCGACGATCCGCTGAAGAACGCGGAACAGTCGCAAAGCCAAGTCATCCGCGAAAAACAGAAGGAATGGTTTCAATCCACTTTTAGCACCCGCGAAGAGCCTGAAGGCGGCGCGCTGATCTTCATTCTCACACGTTGGAACGAAGACGACCTTGCCGGATGGCAGCTGATGCAGGAGTTGGGAAAGGAAGAGGACGAAACCGAGAACTGGCACATTGTCAACTTCCCAGCCCTGGCCGAAGCCGAATCGCCTGAGTTTCCGCCATCTTGCACCGTTGAACCCGACTGGCGGCAGCCGGGCGAAGCGCTTTGCCCGGAGCGCTACAACCTGAAAAAGCTGAAGCGCATTTGTGCGCAGGTCGGAGCCTACTTCTGGAACGCATTGTTTCAGCAACGGCCGCGACCGCTTGAAGGCGCGTTTTTCAAGGCTGCTTGGTTTAAGAAAATTGTCGGTGTCGTCCCCGATGGCTGTAAATTCGTGCGCTACTGGGACAAGGCAGGCAGCGAAGGCAGGGGCGACTACACTGTTGGCGTTCTAATGGCGCGCTGGTTAGACGAAGATGGCGTCGCTACATTCTTTATCGTTGACGTTGTCCGCGGCCAGTGGGAGGCGATCGAACGCGAACAGAAGATTCGCCAAACCGCGATGATGGACGTCTCACGTTATGGCGAAGACGCCGTCATGATCTGGATGGAGCAAGAAGGCGGCTCGGGCGGCAAAGAGAGTGCGCAAGCCTCAAAGCGTCGGCTGGCCGGTTACTCTGTGCAGGTTGAAACGGTTTCCGGTGACAAAGCTGTGCGCGCCGATCCGTTCCGCACTCAGGCCAGCGCGATGAACGTCATGCTGGTTCGTGGAGACTGGAACGTGGCTTTTGTTAATGAGCTAACTGCCTTTCCGAACGGTCGCAATGATGACCAGGTGGACGCTGCAAGCGGCGCTTTTAACAAATTAGCGTTAGGTAAGCGGTGGGATTTTGATTAGAGTCCCACCCGTTTCACTGATGGCCGGTCAATTCAGGAACCTTTAAGAAAATTTTTTAGCAGTTGGTAGTTTGGGTTTGCTGTATCTTATGAAACAGCAAACTCTACCTTACGAAATGCACCACGGCGATTGCTTGCAGATCCTCCAAAATTTGCCCGATGCCAGTGTGGACGCAATAATCACAGATCCCCCTTATTCCAGCGGCGGCGCGTTCCGTTCTGATCGAATGGGGAAGACAACCGAGAAATATACCCTGGGCGGCACTAAAGTAAAGCGCCCGGCATTTTCCGGTGACAATCGCGACCAACGTTCTTTTGCCTTTTGGTGTACGCTGTGGCTGCAAGAATGTTATCGAGTAGCCAAAGAGGGCGCGCCCATTTGTGTTTTTACCGACTGGCGGCAGTTGCCTATCACCACTGACGTTTTCCAGGCCGCTGGCTTCGTTTGGCGTGGGGTTCCGGTTTGGGATAAAACACCCGCCTGCCGTCCTATCAAAGGGCGGTTTGCCCACCAATCCGAATTCATCGTTTTTGGCAGTAAGGGGCCGATGCCGGTGGAACGGGGTGTAGGTTGCCTCGCTGGTGTTTTTCCCATTGTGGTTAAACAGGCCGACAAGTTCCACATCACAGGCAAGCCCGTTGAACTGATGAAACGACTTATCGAAGTCACAAAGCCCGGCGACATCGTTTTAGATCCTTTTGCTGGTTCAGGCTCAACTGGAGTGGCAGCGATTCAAACAGGCCGCCGCTTCATCGGCATAGAGATGGAGCAAAGTTACTTCGATATAGCGAATCATCGACTTTCCCAAAACGTTTAGATTTCCTTCCTTCATGCCCTCATCTTTGAAAGATGCAGGGCATGAACTTTTTGCAGCGCATCGGAAAAATCCTAAGTAGACCGGAGCACGACGCATCTGGCGGCCTGGGCGGCTGGGGCTGGGGTAGTTTCTGGCGTGGCGGCTATAGCTACAAAGCAGAAGCGGGGCCACTCTGGGAATCGAGCATCCCTCTTGCCTGTTTGAAGTGGGAACAGCGTGCCAGTGTCGAAGCTGAGATTATCACACAACGTAAAAACGATAAAGGCAAGTGGGAGAATGACGACACTTCGCCCCTACTCGATCTCCTGGCCAACCCTAACCCGCATTACGACTTCCACCAGCTGCTCGATGCGATCCGGTTCGATTATCACCTCGACGGCAACGCTTATATCTACAAAGCCCGTTCTGGCAGCGGCCAGGTGGCACAGCTATGGTGGATTCCCTGCCGCATGATTGAGCCCAGGTGGCAAGAAGACGGCACCGAGTTCATTAGCTGTTACGAATACAACGTCAACGGGAAAATCTATGCAATACCTGTGGAAGACATTATCCACATTCGCAACGGCATCGATCCGCGAAGTCGCGGCCGTAAGGGTTTGAGCGACTTTGCGGCCGTGCTCCGTGAGGTTTGCAGCGATAACGAAGCGGCGACCTACGCAGCTGCGCTGTTGCGTAACTTCGCTATTCCCGGCGTTGTGATCGCACCGAAACCGGGCAAGGACGGAGACGCCGAAATGACCCGTGAGCAGCGACGCCGCTTCAAAGAGATGTGGCAGGAATGTTTTACAGGCGAACGACGCGGTGAACCGTTTATTCAGTCCATCCCCATCGATGTGACAATGCCCGGCTTCTCACCGCAGCAGCTCATCCTCGACAAGATCCGCAAGATTCCCGAAGAGCGCATCAGCGCCGCTTTTGGCATCCCGGCCGTGGTGTTAGGCCTGGGCGCAGGCCTGGAGGCATCGACCGCCAAAGCCAGCCACGCCGACGCGCGCGAACAGGCTTATGAGAGCTGCATCATTCCGACGCTTTACGCCATCGGCCGTGCCATGACCAGGCAGCTGATGAACGAGTTCGCCGACATTAAGACCAATCGTATCTGGTTCGATCTGTCCCAGGTGCGCGTGCTGCAGCAGGACGAAGGCGAGCTTTACAAGCGCTTGAGCATGGCGTGGAAAGACGGCTGGTTGAAGCGGAGCGAAGTGCGCACCGCTGCCGGTTTTGAAAGCGACAAGGAGGACGAAATTTACAACGTTAAAGACCAGGCCGATGAAGAGGAAAGTGTTTCGCGCGAAACAGATCCCGACGCCCCTCCGGACGATGAACCCGAAGAGGATATGAAAGCCCTGCGCCGCCGCATCGGGCGCAGCTGGGCCAAGGCGGTGGATGCCAATGTGTAAGCACTGCGGCTCCGACGAGCCTTTAACCTATGAAATCAAGGACGTGATAGGCGATGCCAACGGCGACGGCTCTGACGCTGACGAGTGGCTCCTCACTTTGCTTTTGCTGCTTTCGCGCGATACCGGCTCCGTGCTCTCGCAAATGACGCAGAACGCATCGAGCGGCTTTATGTCGCTCTACCGGCCGATGCTCGATGAACTGGCCAACGCCCACGGCAACGCCTCACACCTGGGCCGCCGCCAGGCCGGTATCATCACGCCGATGAACGGCAACGACATCGCATTCGGCCGCCTGGCTGCGATCGAGCAAGCGCCATTCCTGCAGGGCTTTCTCCGCGACCTGGAAAACGGCCGCTACACCAACGAAGACGGCACGCTCAAGATCAAGCAGATAGAAGCGCGCTGGAAGCTCTACCAAAACCGCATCATCGGCAGCGCGAACGAAGCCTTTGGCCTGGCACTGCCGCCCGGTATGAAAATCTGGTGGCGGCGAGGCGGCGCTGAGAATTCCTGTGGCACTTGCCCGGCGCTTGAAGCTGGTTCGCCCTACACAGTGGCCACGTTGCCCACCTATCCGCGCGCTGGCGGAACGCAGTGCGGCACCAATTGCAAATGCTATCTGGTCGCTGAGAACAGCCTCACCTCATTTCGTATTTAAGGAATCACATGGAAAACGACACCAACGAAACTTTAGTCATGCCTGGGAACGCTGTCAAAGCCTTGGGCATTAAGAATGGAAAGGGCCGCATCGGCGGCTACCTGGTCGTGTTTGGCGACGCGGAACAAACCGACTTGGCCGGTGACTGGTTCACGGCTAAGACCTATCTCGGCCCGGCCGATGGCAACGGCGCGGAAGCCGTGTTTCACCACACCCTACCCATCAAAGGCTTTGAGCAAATGCGCGATTACCGTTTCGCACCGCTTACGACCAAACGCGATAGCTACGGTATTTTCGCTGAGACGGTGGTGGACATGGCCAACGACTACGACCGTGCCGTTTACGGTGTGGCCGCTGCCGGAAAACTTGGCTGGTCGAGCGGCAGCGCTCCGCACCTTGTGCGTCGGGCTGAAGGCAAGACCGCCGGTGAAATTACCCATTGGCCAATCGTGGAAGGCAGCCTCACGCCGTGCCCCTGTGAACCGCGCGCCCGGGCAACAAACCTCAAAGCGCTTGACGCCGTGCCTGATGATGTTTTCGAGGTTCCCGCCGACGTGCAGGAAGAAATCAAGCGCCAGATCGAAGGCGAAACGATCGACGAAACCAACGCCGCAAAAACCGCGCTCCAACGCCGTATTATCGGCATAAAACTCGAATTTCTAAAAAAATAGGGCCTCCCACCCTGACATTCTGAGTTTTTTCTTGCCGTTTTTTTCTTTCCCACCCAATAATTTTTTAATGGCCACGCCCGGCGCGCTTGTCGCAATATCAACCCGGCACGGCAACAGGAACAAACACGCATGGATACCCCTGCAATTAAGGCACTGCGACAAAAGCTGACCAGCACTTTGCAAGAAGCTGAAACGCTGAGTGCTAAAACCGACGCGACGCCGGAAGAAGTGCAGCGCGCCGGTGAACTCGTTACGGAAGCCGAAAGCCTGCAGACGCAAATTAGCGCAGCCCAGGAATCCGCCAAGAAGCTGCAATCAATCAAGACCTGGCATACCACGGCCGCCACCGCCCTGCCCCAGCCGGGCGAAGAGCCGGACGAAACCAAAGCCGCCGGAAAATCGACCATCAACTTGCTGACCGGTGAAATCATTGACGAGTCCGGTGCAGGCGTTCTCAAGACTGCGATGCTCAAAGCGGTTACTAACAGCAATTACAGTAAATCGTATGCAGATCTGTTGCGCGCCGGTGGCCGCATCGAGAACGTCAAGAGCAAGGACTCCGTTAAGTTCCTCAGCGAAGGCATTGACGAAGACGGCGGCTTCTTCGTCCCGCCGGAATGGATGAGCGGTATTATCAGCCGTGAACCGGCTCCGACACGCATCGTTGACATGGTGCGCACCGCCAGCATCTCGCGCGACAAGGCGAAGATCCTCAAGGCCAACTACGACATTGACGATCTCTATTCGTCCGCCGTGCGTGTCTACAAGACCAGCGAAGGCGCGGCCGCAGCCAAGAGCGATAAGCCTGCCTTCGGCACGTTCGAGGTCGATGTATACAGCTTCACCGCCGAACTCTCCATCACCAAGGAACTGTTGGAAGACACTGCTTTCGATATCCAGGGCTATCTGGTCGAGCAGCTGCGCATCGCTTACCGCAACCACTGCGCTGATAAGATTATTCGCGGTTCCGGCGTCGGTGAGCATTTCGGCATCTTGACGCGTGCAGGCACATCCCACGGCCCGGCGCTGGTCGCGTCTGGTGACGCATCGAAAGTCACCTTCGACGGCTTGCAGGACATTAAGTTCGCCGTGCCCGAGCAATACGACCAGAACTGCCGTTGGGTGTTTAACAAGCGTTCCACCGCCCGCACGATCGCCAAGCTGGTCGATGATGTGAAGCGCCCGCTCTGGCCGGTGCAAGCGCAGGCCGGTATGGTGAACGGCGAACCCGCCAGCCTCCTGGGCTACAACTACGCTTATGAAGCGTTCATGCCGAACACCGAAGCCAATGCACTGAGCATTATCTTCGGCGACCTGACCGGATATATGCGCGTGTTCCGCCTGGGTATGACGATCGAGCCGTTGCGCGAAATCGAAGCACGCCAGGGCCGTGTCGTGTTCCTGGCTCGTTTCCGCGAAGGCGGCGACGTGGCCGAGCCGTGGCGCATGAAGGTGCAGAAGATCGCTACCTCCGTTTAATTACTCGCGCCTTGAGCGCATTTTATAGCCGGGGCGTGACGCTTGCGCCCTGGCATTCGATTTCTCAATTGCCATGAACAGACAATTATCTAAAGCGGCGAAGTTCGTTGCCGTTTCTGCAACTGCAACCGCCGCGCAAACTCCCATCTCCGGCACCGCCATCGACATGCAGGGTTACGAGGATATCACCCTGGTCGCCCACCTGGGCGCTATCACTGCCACCGGCGTGGCCACACTCAAAGCCCAGGGCGGCGAGCAAAGCGGCGGCGGTGACAAGCAGGATCTCGAAGGCTCTGCCGTGGTGGCTGACGACACTATGGGAAGCAAATTCCTGGTGCTCGATATCCACCGACCGCGCGAACGCTATATCACGCCGGTGCTCACGCGCACGACGGCAAACGTCGCAGTGAACAGCATCATCGCCATCCTGTATAACGGCTCTCACGTGCCCGTCACACAGACCGACGTGGCCGCCGCGAAATCGCTGCTTTCGCCTGCAGAAGGCACTGCCTAACCTATGGCCGTCTACACCGCCTGGCCGACCGAAACAGACCTGATTGCGCTACTCACCAGCGCGCAGGCCTGGGACGCGTCGGCCTCGATCGACCTGGCTGGGCTTCTCGCCACGGCCGTTGAAGAGTTCGAGCAGCAAACCGGCTTCGTCCCGTTCCTCAATAAGGAGCTGGTCGAAGAGACGCGCACGTTTGGCGCGCCCGGCCCCATCCGTGTTCCGCCCGGCACGCTGATGGGTGGCGGGAAGCTGCTCGATCTCGAAGGCGGTTTATTGACGGTGCCGGTGGTGATGTTGGACGGCGTAACGCTGAGTGAAGGAGTGCAGTTCTGGCAGCAACGCTATGGCCACGGCTCACCCATCACGGCTATCCGCTTTCCATCGGCAACGTTCTCAAAGCCGGACGGCATCACAGTCACCGGCGCGTGGGGTTACTGCTCGACGTTGCCGGTGCAGGCGTTTAATGCTGTGTTGGCCCATGCAGCGAAAGCGGCGCTGCCGACATTGGCCAACCGCCGACGCATCACGGCTGAGAACACCAACGGCCCGATCAAGGCCAAGGAAACCGGCCCGGTGCGCACTGAATACGCCGTGGCCAGCGCCGACAAGCTGAGCGACTACAGCGGCCTGGCGCACGAATACGAAACCACATGGAGCAAAGCTGTTAAGCGCTTCCAGTTGATTTCAGTTGAGTAATTCCCAGGAGGGAAGACAAATGAAGTGGACTCGAATTTTAAAAGTCTTCACCGTCGTGCCGCTGCTGGTTGGCAGTATCGGCGCGCTTTATAACACCGTCTCGAAGATCGACGACGACCCGGCTATTCGTGAGGCATTCGACGCCCTGCGCAACAACGCAGCCGTGGCTTCAACGATCCAGACGATCAAGGTGCAAGTCGCCGTGATTCGCGCGCAGCTCAAGGAGTTGACCGGCTAATGGACTGGCTTAATTTCGGATGTGGATTTTTATCAGGCGTATTCGCTATGATCACAGCCTTTCTAATCGTCGTTATCAATGAATCACAAAAACCACAATGAGCGGCGATTTCCTCGACACCTCAGAACACAGCGAACACTTTCCCGATCGCATGGACGTGCAGCAAAAAACACCCGGCGCGCTCGATGGTCGTGGCGCGTCCGAGCCGGGCACCTGGACGAACGCAACCGGCCTGACTGCCCTGCCCGTTCTCAAAGTGGCCAGGACTGGCGAAGAGGTTCCAGTTATTGAAGGCGCAGAGAAGAGGGTTGCTATCAGCACGCACGATCTCATCATGCAGGATTACTACCCGGCCATCACCGAGCAAATGCGCGGCGTGATTGACGGAGAGGTTTATGAGTTCCTGCTTTGCGACCACGAAGGTATGAAAACAGTCGGCATTATCAAGGCTAAGCGGGTGGGTAAATGAAGCCTAAGCAAAAGTATCAAATCATTGGCGGTATTAGCCTGGGCCATCTCGAAGACAAGGTAAATGAAGCCATCCGCGCGGGCTGGACGCCGACCGGTGGTGTCTCCGTTGGCATGGCCGAAGTTGAGGAAGACGGCGAGACGGAGATTCGCTCTGTTTTCCTGCAAGCCGTCGTGCGCAAGCTCGACGAAAACGAAGACCGGGAAAATCCCTTTTTCGACGAATAACCTATGGCCATTCTCGATCCATTTGCAAATGACTACTGGTTACGCGCCACGCTTCTGGCTACCGCTGGACATACCGTTGAAGTGAACGGCCAGCAAGAGCCTGCCGATATTCCGGCGCTGGTCGAAGATCGTGTGCATCCCCTACGGCCGGACTTCGAGCCAAAGGTTTGGCCGTTCATCATCTACCAGCCGACAGGTGACGCCTGGTTCGACAACTACGGCGAACAGAACGTTATGAAAACCGAGACTGTTTTGATCTATATGGTCATGCGCGAGGACGAACTCGATGCCGCTGGCTGGAATGGCGATATCGAATCATACACGCGGCAGGGCTTTATCGCCATTAGCGCGGCGCTGCAAGGCGTGAAGGAACATAAGGCCGGTGGCGCGGGCGTCATTCACGGTTGCGAAGTATTGCAGCCCTGGCAGCGCATGTATGGCGAGAAGGGACAGCGCATCAGCGAAATGGGCGTTATCGTCCGTATCTGGAGCACATAAATTCAGGAGCCTATGAGCTTCTAAGGAGAGTAGAACACAATGCCATCTGAACAGATGAACACAGCAAACCTGCTACAGCTCATTCGTGAAGCTGTGCCAGGGACGTATGATAGCGGCGGCGAACGTCTGGTTATGACCAGTTTGCGCGGCGACTTCGCGCCGGAAGAGGCCTGGGCGTCATTCCGCCCCAGCGGTTTCAACGAAGACGCCTGGCACGCGATGGAGCGCACGCATAACGTGTGGACGGGCACGGTGCGCTGGGATTACAAGCAAGCGCCGATCCTCTTCCGTATGCTGTGCGGAGCGCCGATTTCCGATGAAGTCTCCAGCGGCAAGCGCACGCGCGTCTATACCCTACCCGAGAGCGGCGCGCGCAACTTGGACGGCTCGACTTTCACGATCGAGTATGGCCAGCAAGGTTCCTGCGAACGCTGCACCTATGGCCTATTGGTTGCGCTCTCGCTCCCGGCCGAACGCACCGCCGACACCGTTGAAGGTCAAATCACGATCATCTGTCGTCGCGCCGCCGATGACGCCGTGGGCGTGTCGATGACTGGCGTAACGCCTGCCAATGAAGTGCAGCGTATAACCTTCACCAACACGCCAAACAGCCAGTTCTTGCAGCTCAAGGTTGCCGGTGGCGTGGATACTTTCAACTTCCAGGCCAATATCACGACCAACGATCTGGAAACCGGCATCGAAGGACTTGACGAACTTGCTGGGCAAGTTGTTGTGGTTACCGACAATCGCACTACAAACACCGATCCTGACACCGGAGAAACCCGGCAAAATGGATACGTTGCGATCGAGTTCGCCGAAGACGAGAACGTGCCGCAATTGCAAGTGTTGAGCGGCGAGGTGCAACGCCTGGTCGTTGAGGAAGGCGACAGCGGCAACTATAAGCTCAATAACGGTGCCAACTTCAATCTTGGTGATACCGAAAGTGACCTGCAAACCAACCAGCGCAACCTGGGCGGCAATTTCGCCAACGTCGCTGTCAAAGGTGCAAGTAATGACGTAAGCGGAGATTCATACGTTGTTAGTGAACCAGGGACGGCTGGATGGGGAGGCACATATCTCCCTACTGGCTCTACCCTAGAAGGAGCGCCGGTATTCTCGAAGGACTCAAGCCACTTCATTTTCAAACTCTCCTCTACCTCATGGGTCATGAGCGCAGTAGAAGGAGAAACTACTGGGTTGAAATATGAATGTGTGGACAGCGGCCTGACCCCTCCCCTGACCGGTTGGGTGCCTGGCGGGGCTTCGCCAGGTTCTGCTCCCTCTCCCACGCTCACTTTAACACCTGGTGAGCCTGGCAACGCTTATTTCAACACCTACTTCCCCGTCTCCGTTGGCAACGTCGGCAACCCGACGGCGACCGGCACCGACGCTGTAGCCACGACCGTGCAGAACGGCGGCATCGCAGCCAGCAACACAGTCGGCAGCACAACCACGCAGGGCGGAACCGGCATTGTGATCGAAGCTCGCGTGCCTATACTGAACCGGAATTTCTCGGTTCGCAAAGCCAGCTCCTTGGCTTCGCTCGATGCGGCTGCAGCGCTCAACAAAGCGATGATGACGAGCTTCGATCTGGGCGCGCTGGTTGATCCGATCTGGTTCTTCGCCGAAAACGAAGAAACCTACCTCAGCCACGTGGACGGCGCAGAGCCGACCCGCACGCTGGCCATTCGCCTGGCTAAATCAAGCACCGACCTGGTAGCGATGGAGACAGGAGCGTATGCCCAGCCCGCTACCCCGGCCTGGTATCAGCTGCGCGCGGTTCACGCTGACGATTCGGATTATTCGTTCAAAGCCGAGTTCTTTGCATCGCCCAGCGGCGCGGCTTCACTCGGTGCAGGCGGAAACATCCGCTATAAGGAATTCCCGTTTTCAACCGTTATTCACGGCGGCGGGTTCGCGGCCCGGTTCATTCTCACCGAACCGGCGTCGTAATTGTAGGGCACTAAATGCGACGGCTACCAAGCGTTACCGGAACGCAAAGGGAAAAGCGGTTATGCCCAAACCGCCGCCGTCGCAGTTTTTTTATCTGGGCATTTAATTTATTTCGGAGATCCAAAATTATGAGTAATCCCAATCTTGACCCTATCATTAGCGCCGACGGCTCAGAAGTTTTATCGGAGAATTTCATCGCTGAAGCACTCGCGCCAGAAAAGGTAACGATTACGTTTAACGGCTTCACGCTAATGACGTGGGTTCGCAAGTCTCAAGTGTCCGTGCGTCAGCAAATGTGCCTGCAGTCCATCGTGAGCAAAATTGCTATTAAGGCCGGTTATCACGAAGGCGACAAAATCGGCGGCGCTGTGGACGAGCGGGCGTTGCGCTTTGTGGAATTGCTCAACGAAAGCCAGTCCTATCTGGAAGCCAGCGCCGAGATTGCCGTAGCCGCGACTGTCTTGCAGCCGGATGGTAAACCCGCCACCAACGTGCCCCAAATCACCGCGTTAAAGAAATTCACGCCCGAGGAGTTGCTCTCAACGGGTGCAATCGGCGAAGCCTATATTGCAGCGGTGACTGAAGCGCTCCGCCCTACCTCACCGGCGGAAGATGGAGTGGAGGTTCCGCCGAAGACGAAGAAAGCGAGTACTACCAAGTCTTAGGGATTCTGGTTTTCGACGAAGCTGGTGAAATGCCGGACGATTGGCAGATTCACCAGCTCGCCGAACTCTGGAACGTGCCGCCGTGGGTAGCGGCCGAAGCCCCGGCGTTCTGGGCGCAACGCTCGCTGTTCTACCACAAGGCCAAGAACCGCGCCGAGCGTGATCGCATGGAGAACGAAGAGGCTCTGCGCAAAGCCCAGGGCAAATACTGATGAGTAAATCCGGGTGGGAGTGGACAGAAAACAACTTCGCAACGGTGGCAGCAGCTCTTCGCGCCAACGCCAAACAAGCGTGTGAAGAAACTGCCTACGATATTCTCGAAGTTGCGCAGGAGAAAGCGCCGGTCGATACCGGCGCCCTGCGTGCGTCCATCCACCCGGTGTTCATGGATTCCAGTGGCTACAATCCGGCGATCATGGCCGCTAAACAGTTGGGAAAAGTTAAGAACCGGCCCGACCCCTTGCCTGCATTGGGCTTGAAACCACAGAATGATGGCGAGGTCTGTGCGGCTGTTGATGTTGCTATGCCCTACGCCTCATTCCTGGAATTCGGGACTTTCCAGATGGCCGCCCAACCTTTCTTGATTCCGGCTTTTACGCAATGCAGCGGTGTGTTTGAGCGTTACCTGCGCCAGGCAATGGTCATAAGAACACCATCAGCACCCAAAAAACAAGTAAGTGAAGCTGACCAGCGTTTAGCCTGGCAAGCACGCGAGATGGCCGCCGTGCGCCGCGAAGAACGTGAATACAAAGCGGCGATCGTCGAGGACATGCGCGCTAAGATCGCACCCGAGCAATTCCAGCGGCAGCGCTTTAATGTGAAGAACATGGACGTCAAAGGCCGGGCTACCTACCAGCGGGAGACGTTCGGCGAAATGTGGGAGCGGTTGCGCCGCGATTACGAGGGCATGAAATAGGCGCGCTGTTTCGCGCGAAACACTTATGAACATTGCGAGCTTACGCGGCAGAATCGATGTAGATATCACCCCGGCGCTTCGGGCCATGAAACAGGCCGAAAACGCCATGAAGTCGCTCGCCCAGGCAAAGGCCGTGCTGAACGTGCAGGTTGATATCTCCCGCGCACGGCAACAACTTCGTCCGCTCATCCAGTCGCTGCAATCGTTCCAGTCGAAGGCCTGGTCTACTGACGTAAACCTCAACGTCAAAACCAACCTGGCCAACGCGGAAGCGGCTTTGCGTCAATTTAAAAAAGACGCCAACCAGCTCAAGACGCTCATCAAGCCGATCGACATTCGCATCAACAGCGTCGGCACGCAGCGGCAGCTACAACCGCTTATCTCGCAGCTGCGCACGTTCCAGAAGGCCAGCGCAACGCTCAACATCAAAGCGACTGTCACCGAGGCAATGCAGAAACTCCGACAGGTGCTCGATCTCCTGCGCGAGATTATGACGGTTGCAAAAACGCCGATTAAGATCAATATTTCCGGCCAGAGCGTGCAGGTGCTGCGCGACATTCAAAAGCAGCTGACGCAGCTCACCGGCTCCGGCACCAACTGGAGCAACGTCGCGCGAAATTCGGCACGCAGCACGTCGCAGCTGGGACAAAGCGCAAGCCAGGCTAATGGCTCATTGGCCAGACTCAAAGAAACGCTTTTCGCGTTCGTTTCCGGCTACCTCGGCATCCAGCTGGTGCAGCGCGCCTTCGCGTCTCTCAAATATACGTTCATCGACTTCAACAACGTCCTCGACCAATCGCGCGTCGGGTTTACGACGTTGTTTGCCAATACCGGCATCACCATAGGCGACGCTGAGAAAAAAGCGGCTGGCCTGCTCGAAACCCTCAAACAGTTCTCCATCCCGACGCCGTTCGCGCTTGTTGACCTTGCACCATTAGCTCAACAGATGATGGCGTTCGGCCTGGTCGCGAAAAACTCAATTACAGTCGGGCGAGACGTTACCGCGATGCTAACGCAAATCGGCGACGCAGCCTATGGCCTGGGCCGGGGCAAGGAAGGCGTCGATCGCATCGTGCTGGCACTTGGCCAGATGAAAGTGGCCACCCGCGTAATGGGCCAGGAAATGCTGCAGCTGCAGCAGATGGGCGTTAATGCCTGGCAATATCTCGCCGAAGCTACAGGCAAAAGCACGGCTGAAGTGCGGGCGCTGGTCGAGAAAGGCCTGGTGCCTGCCGACGGCGCTATCAAGGCGATTCTCGCCGGGCTTGAACGTGACTTTGGCGGCGGCATGGAGCGCGCGGCCAAAACGCTGGGAGGTGCCTGGTCGAATGTGCTCGATTCGATCAACGTCAAGTTGTCGGATTTCTTCAAGTCTCAACACTCCGATCTGACCGAACTTGTCGTCAATATCGCTAACGTGCTCGACTCAGCGGCGTTCGACCGTTGGGCGACGACCACCATTGGCAAAATAGGAACTGTGGTTTCTTTCGTAACCGGTGCTTTTACAGGTTTGGTAGAAGAGATCCAGCGCGGCAACCCGATTATTCTGGGAGCTTTGGCCGCGTTGAGTGCGCGATTCGTTCTCTTGGCCACTTATTCAGTGCGGTTGGCCATCGTCAACATAGCCGCGTTTGCTACCTCCGTGCCGGGTATGTTGCTGATCGCAACGGCGACGGCGACGGCAGCGATCGCGGCCTTTGCTAAGGCTTACGAAACGAACATGTATGGCGTGCGAGATGTGACCAATACGGTCGTATCATTCGTAAACCGCCAACTGGCCGGGCTATCCAAGGGCTTCGCCTATTACATTGAAAAGCTGTCTGGTGTTCTACAATCGATCCCCGACTTCGCATTCCAGGCCATGCCTGGCGGAATGGGGCAAGCCGGATTATTGCTCAAACAGTTTCTGGGCGACCAATCCGGCCTGAAAGATGAAGTCACAACCTACTGGGATGAAATTCTTGCCGGCATTAAAAGCCCGGCCGGTTTGGGTGTAGATACCGGCATTAAGCTCAACATCTTTGGCGACTTCCAGAAGATGCTGGCTGACGCGCGCGCCGAAGCCGATAAGGCATCGAAAGAGATCGCGAAGTCAGTCGGCAAAATTCCAGCTATTGACCTTAGCGGCGGCGACAAGGCCAAAGCAGCCAGGGACGCAGAGAAAGCCGCGCTCAAGCTGCTCAAGGACCAGTTGGGTGATAGTGCCCAAGCCTGGGATACCTACGCGTCTGCCGTTGAAAAAGCCGCCGATCGTCAGATTAAGGCGTTGCGCGGCATTCAGGATTCGCTGGTCAACCTCTTCGATGGCCTGAAAAGCAACCTGGTGCAGGCCGGTATTGTCACCGATCCACTGCAGCCGATCATCAACCGCCTGGCGGGTGCACTCAATCTGCGCGGCAATGCCGTTGCCGTAGCGACGGCAGCCCAGGGACGCATAGACTTCGCGCGATCGCAGGGTAACGCCGCCCGTTCGCAGCTGGAACGCGTGAACGGCCAGGATGGTTTCGTCCCATCGAAATACAATCCTGGCGCGACGGTTCTTAACCAAATCGCCGACGCTGTAAATACGCCGATGGGCGCAGCCGCGTGCGCGCGGTTCGTTTCGTTCGCCTTCGACAAGATGGGCATCGAGGTTAAGAAGAGTGATGCCGCCGGGCAATTGGTAAAGAACGCTATCAAAGCAGGGGCGAAAGAGATCCCGATTTCCCAGGCCGGTGCAGGCGACTTGGTTTATCAATACGGCCGTAAATACGGCGTGCTGAAAGACGCCCAGGGGAACGGCTACCACGTCGGCATCGGCATCGGTAACGGCCAGGTAGCGGCGAAAAACCGCAACTACGTCGGCGCGATGTGGCGCAATGCCCGGGCGCTCGATACTTCTGTTCTGGCCCGTGGTGCAGCACAAGCCCAAACGGCTGTAAATGGCGGCTTTGTGCCAGGTGGCGGTAGTGTTGGCGGCGGTTCGTTGCTCGATTCCCTGCAGGGCTTTACCGCCGGGCTTTCCAACAGCCGTGCCGTGCCGCGTGAATGGTTAGCACAGGGCGGTGCCGTGCGCGATTCCGCGACCACTAAAGCACGATTCGGGATACAGTCTTTCCTCACAACTGAACAGGGCGGCGCGTTTTGGGATGCCCTCGTTGCAAAAATTGGTAGCGCTACCAAAGCGGCCAAGTTTCTCCGGCAGGAAATCGCCAATGCCCTCGACGTGCAACTTAATGCCGCGTCACTTCCTCAGCGCATCGAAGAGGCAGGCCGAGCAACGATGGAATTTGCCCAGGCCAAACGCCGCGAACTCACAGTCTTGCGCGATGCCTCGAAATGGCTACAGGCCAACACTTTCGATACCCTCGAATTTGCCAAAGCCCAGGAAGCCAGCAAGGCCAGGCTTGAAGCTGAGAACGACGAGCGACTGAAAGGCTTGCCACTCAAACAACGCGAGTGGAATATCACCACGCGCGTGAAAGCCGCTGTCGGCGCGCTGGTCGAAACCTACCGGCACAACGCTTTCGCTCAGCACGTGGCGCGGATCGCTGAGCTTGACAAGGAATATGCCGGGCTGGGTGCGACCACGCTTGAAGCCCAGATCGCGCAGAAAGTTTTCAACCAGGAAAATGCCCACTCACTGACCAATGCCGAAAAGCAACTGCAGGTAACGAAGGAACTCCGCAACGAACGTGCGAAATATGCACAGGAAACTTTGCGCAGTGCCCAGTCGGCGGCGATCGAGGCCAGGCGCGCTATCGAAGATCTGAACGTAAAGAATCCCGTTGACTCACTTTTTAGGCAACATGAACGCGAAGATGAAAATCGTCGTGTAATTGATCCTGCGTGGATGCCATCGCTTGACCTTATCAAAACTCGCGCGGAAGAGGTCGCTTACAGACTTCAAAAATGGCGTATTGACGGCTTTCGCGGAACTCTTGAAACCGTCCGCGATATGATGGCCGATACCGAGCTATCCACCCAAAAGATCGCGCAGTGGCTCAATGACACTCGCGGCAAAGTCGCATCGGGCGAAGCGCCGGGCACGGCTTTACCCGGTGCCGACGTGCTCGGTATGCTCAACGACAAGGCCGGGCGCAACGACGCTGAAAGGTGGCTCAAAGACCTCACAAATGGGATTGGTGAATTTAGCAATAAGGCCGCTCAAGATTTACAAGAATTCGCCAATCGCAGCCTGGACCCGGTGCAGCGGGCACAGGATTCTGTGAATAATTTCCGCGCAGAACTCCAGGCGTTGCTCACACTCATGCGGGCGCGCGGCATCAATGTGGAGCAGTATGCGGGCGCGCTCGGTGTATTGAATAACCAGCTCGAAAGCGCTGTCACCAATACGGCCAATCTCAACGCTCAATCCAAAGCGGCCGATTACAGCAAGATGCTCACCGGCATTCTAAACGACATGAGCCGCGACGATATCCTGATGCGGATATTCGACCCGGCAAAGCGCGCGCTCCAGGAGTGGAAATTTACGCTTCAAAGCCAGGGCGTGACGGAAGCCGATATCGAGCGTATTCTCCCCGCGAAACAGATCCAAATGCGGGCGCAAGAAACCATCGGTTATCTGAATGACTTTTTAGGTGGCTTGCACAATACGCTAACCCAATCCTTCGAGTCGCTTTTCACTGATGGACCTGGAAAGTTCTTCGACAATATCCTGCAGGGCCTCACGCAGATGTTGGCGCAGATGGCGGCACAAATTCTGTCTTCGATGGCCATGCAGTGGCTCACCGGCCTGTTGGGTGGCGCGTTCGGCGGTGGCGGTATCGGTGGTTCCTTCTTGAATATAGGCCAATCCCTTGCAGGTAGCTTTGTCGGTGCATCGACTGGCATCGACCGCATTCCCTACGACGACTATGTAGTGCGCACCCACAAAGACGAAGCTATCCTGACAGCGCAGGAAGCCCAGGAATGGCGCAGCCAGAAGCGCGAGGCTGCAAAGATGCCGACACGCTCATCAGGCGGCGGTGGAGGCAGCCAGGGCGGAACCACGACTATCGTTCAGTATCACGTCGGCAAAGTGGTGGCAAACAACCCCGAAGAGTTCCGCAAGAAGTTACCCGGCCGCAGTGCATCACCGCACGAAATGAACCGGGAAATGGCTCTCCGGGCAGCGAAGGGGGCAAGGGGTATTTAAGTTGCTGGTGCAGGTAGGGTGAGTTACAATCAGGCCAGTACATTGTCCAGATGTTTGGCATTCTGACAGTTCTGACAAATCTGACACACGTTTTTCGGCTGAGAAGAATTAAAAACCGTGTCAGAACTGTCAGAGTTGTCAGAAACAGCCGTCTTAACCCTGACATTCCGCGATTTTTCTTGCCTGTCTGGCCATAGCGATTTTAACTTTCGCTATGCCACTTCCCGAACCTTCCTACGGCAATTTTTTAATCTTTCCTCCCGTCATTAAAGGTCGTGCCGGTACCAATGCCGGTGCCGGTCGTGAATGGCTCACCGACCACCTCGAAACCGACAACGCCGACGTTTTCAATTCCCGTCGCAATGAATCGGCCTGGCGTATTTCACTATCAGGCATCACGCTTCTTTCATCGGAAATAGATACCTGGGACGCTTTTGTAGAAGCGGCCGAAGGTATGGCCAGGCCGGTGCTATTCCGGCTCAACTCGCGCCGCTTCGCCATCGAGCAACACCAGATCGGCACCGGCGACGGCAGCGACAAGACTTTTCAGCTCAAGAAAACGCGAAGCTATCAGGGCCATTCCAAGGCGGAGACAATTCGCTTCCCCTGGCACAACTACCCGGCACAAACATTGGTTTCAGGCCAAACGATTTTACCGACTGAGTATGTGCGAATCTTTGTCGGCTCATCATTTGAAACTGCCGTTGAAATGCCCTGGCTTTCCGGTTGGGATGTTTCGCGCGAAACAGGTGTTATCACCTTCGACACCGCCCCGGCCAATAGTTTGAAGATCTTTGCGACCTGCAAGTTCATGATCGCCGTTCACATGCAAGACTGGATGCCGGTTTCATCGGAGGGCGGCGGCTCTTACGAATTTAGCGAAGGCGCGACGCTCTTTGAATCGAAAGGCGGTGTGCTCTAATGCCAAGCGTTGTTACCAATTCCAAAGGTGAATACAAGTTTGAAGGCCTGGCGTCCGGCCGCTATCGAGTCACAGCCAGCAAATCGGGATGGGATGGCGCATTCAAACCAGCCAACTACGAAATCGATGTGGACAGCCATGTCGTGCGCGCCGACTTTGCGATCGCGCTTTTATTCCGGCCGCCCTCAACCCCGCCCGGGCCACAAACCGCAGGCGGTAGCGCGCCTTACTCGATCTCTGGCCACGTGCGCGCTTTTGGCGTCGGTGCCCAGCACGTCACCGTTACGCTGGAAAGCCTGGGCGCATCGACCGGCGGCGAGTTGCCCGACTACACACCCGAAGCTCCGCCGAAGTTCCGCATCATTCCAGCCGGGCTACTCGCCCACAAGCAGCAGAAAAACCAGAGCACGGCCTGGTGCTGGGCGATCAAGCCCAGGCGTGGCAATTGGGAAGGTTACTGCAGCTTTCAGAGCAACCTGGAATTGCCTGAATACAGTTCATTGCCTGGCCTGAATGGAGCCGTCGCCACAGTGCCGGCAATGACCTATCACAGCGCCTACGGCATGACCTCAAGCGCGATCCCTACGCGCTTGCAGATGGGCAAGGACGGCGTGCAGGCGACTGTCCTCGCCTTCGATCGCGACAAACTTTTGCAGGGCTACTACAACGGCGCGGAGTTTGAAGTTTTCGAGATCAACTATCGCGGCAACCTGAGTGAACGCATCGTCTGGCACGCCGGGCTACTTGGCAATATCGTGGTGGGAGATCTGGAAGCAACCATCGACCTGATGGCCTGGCCAGACCTGGCCGGGCGCACCCTGGGCCGCAGTTACGCGGCATTATGTGACGTGGGCCGCCTGGTGGAGCATCCCGATGAAGAGTTCGGCGCGGGCCGGTGCAGGAACCAGGTCTTAAACGACGGGCCACTTAAAGCCGACTGGACGGTATTGGCCACCATCCAAAGCGCGGTCAACGGCAAAGAACGCACTGAATTCGCAGTTACCTACGGCGGCACGGCGCTTTCGGGCAACTCGCTCAACGCCGCCTTTCACGATCGCCTGGCCGAGGGTAAGGTGGAATTCCTCATCGATGGGACTGGCGGCATCAACGCAGGAAGCGTGCGCGATATCAAAAGCGGCGACGGCAATGGCTCCGGCATGGCGATAGTGTTGCACGCCCCTCTGGGTAACTCGCCCCAGCCCGGCGACAAACTACACCTTACCAGCGGTTGCCAGCGCACGCCAGAAGCCTGTAAGGCCTACAACAACTATATGAACTTCCGTGGCTTCAACCCACCCGGCCGCGAGAACGCACTGAGGCAATTTGAAGACTGATGAATGCGCCTTCGTTGCAGTTTGAACCAAAGCCCTGCACGCCGCAGGAATTCATCGACGCAGCGCGGGCATTCCAGGGTCTGCGCTACGCCACGACGGGCACTTACAGCAACCCGCCGTTAGGTGGCCCAGGTGCTACCGGCCGCACCGACTGCGCGGGGATTTTGCTTCTGGCCGTGCGCCGACTGGGATTGTGGCCAGAAACTTTCCCGGTGGATCTCGCCTGGCCAGTCTTCAAGCGAGAGCGCCCCGACCTGTTGGTGGAGATCCTCACCAGAAATTTTCACCAAGTGAAGCGCGACGAATTACGGCCCGGCGACGTGATGTTTCTGCGTTATGCCAATGCTGCAGGTAACGATCCAGGTGGTAGGCACCTGGCCATTTACACGAGCGATTCACCCGAGCGCATGATTCATTGCTGGTGTGACTTTGGCGGAAGCGGCCGCGTCTTCGAGCAGCATATTCGGGCGATCGATTGGAGCTGCGTGCGCAGAGTGTGGCGCATGAATAATTTTGGATTTTCATCATGAGCGGAGTAGTTAGAACGATAGCCGGTTTCGCGGTTGGTGCTATTGGTTTTGCCCTGGGCGGCCCGTTGGGCTTTGCGGCAGCGACTTTAGCGTTTGGTGTGGTTTTTCCGGCTAAACAACAGGGTTTCAAAGCTGACAACGCCAGGCTGGAAATTAACACCAGCGAGTATGACGGCCCTATTCCCACGTTTTTCGGCGTCATGGGTGGCGTCGGTGGCAATATCATTAACGTGGCCAAAGACAAGGACGGCAAGCCCGCCGGTGTAATCGTCAAGACCAAAAAGAAGAAAGTGGGCGGCAAGGGCGGCGGTGGCCAGGAAGTCGAGGAAGAGCAATATTTCCTGATCGCCAGCTATGCGATCGGCATCGCCGGTGACAACGGGCCGCTCTACGTTGATGAAATTCTCGTCGAAGATGCCAGCGGTTTGCAGGTATGGTGGCGGCGCGGCGATGAAGACGACGATCAAACCGTCACCGAGGAATATGATGGCGGTGTGCTGATTTGCGAACACGTCGAAGAGAACAATCGTAAGCTCGAGCTGCACCTGGGAACGGAAAGGCAAAAGCCAAGCGCGGCCCTGGAAGAGTTTTGGGGAGAGGGTAACGTTTGCCCCCATCGTGGCGTGGCCCTGGTCGTTATCAATCGCGGCCGTATCCGCTCCCAGCCGACACTGAAATTTAAAGTGCGATCGGCGACCACCGGCCGACGCGAGATTATTACCAAACGGCTGCAGGACTGCGGAATTCCCGACGCCCGGCTGAACCTCGACCAGATCGAGGGTGAGGTCGAAGGCGCGGCCGTGATGGGCCGGGAACCAGCGCGCGACTTTTGCGAGAAGCTGGCCAGCCGTGTGATGTGCGGATTCGCTTTCTTCAATGCCCAGCTGAACGACTATTCCAAGTTCAACCCCAAGATCTGGACGTTGGCCGATGCTGATCTGGCAGCACGCGAAGGCGGCCAGGCGCGCGATCATGGCGGGCGCGGCTCGAACGAGATCCACAACAAGACACCGTTCGAGCTGAAAGGCGAGGAGGAATTTCAAAGCGAGGTGAGCGCGTCATTCTATGACGTTGACCACAACTATGAGCAAAACACCGCCATCGCACCGCGGTTAAGCGCGCGGCACTCCAACCCGCAAGGCTATGATCTTCCCGAAGCGGCGCGCCTGGGTGATACCGTGGCCTGGGCAAAGATGATGCTGGATGAAGACTGGGCAGCCGATCGCACGATTGAAACCAAGCTGCTACCAGCTCACAGCCAGATGGTGCCGGGCAACGTGATGAGAGTTCCTCATCGCACCACCAACGGCAGCCTGATCGCACACGATTACCTGATTACCGAGGAAGGTATCGAACCGACCGGGCTACTCACTTTTCGCGGTGTGCCGTGGCGCTCCGGGCAATATGAACTAACCGGCTTCCTCTCGGAAAGCGAATGGCCACCGGCAACGCCTACGCCGGTCGGTAAATTCTATTTCCAGATTTTCGACTGCGCACCCTTACACGATGAGCACACCGGGCGGCCAGGCTTCTACGTGATCGCCAATTGGTCGAACAATGTGAGTGGAGTTGAGTTCGGCCCCGTCACCAGCGGCACCGGCGTGATCGCTGGATACCACAGCGCCGAAGGCACCAGCAACCGCTTACCGACACGTGGCACCTTTGGCCAGGCCGAAAGCACCCTGCCCGACTTTGGCGGCGACGTGGTTGCCGCCTGGGACGATAGCGAGCTGGTGATTCGTCTGCGAGGCACTGACGGCGTGGAAGATGAAACCGACAGCGCGATCGAAAACGGCTATGTGAACGTTTTGCGCATCGGTGACGAGATTATTCAGTTCGTGCATGCCACTTACCTGGGAGAGGTTGAGGACGGCGACGGCGGTTACTGGCAACGCTATGAAATTTCGAGATTCAAACGCGGCCGCCGCGCTACAGAGTGGGCGATGGCCGAGCACGCCAGCGATGAGGAAGTAACCCTGCTCGATACCGCACTTTTGCGCGTGGATCTCGCCGCCTGGGCTATTGGCCAGGCCGTCGATTACCAGTTCCTCTATGAGGAAGATTCCGAACCCACCACATACACGTGTAACGGTGTTTCGCTCAAACCGTTTTCCCTGGTGCAGTTGGACGGCACGCGCACCGGCAACGAATGGACGCTATCGTCTGTGCCACGCACCAGGTTCATGGGCTGGGAAATAAACCCGGCCGTGCCGGTTCTCACTTCACCGCCGGACACGGATACCTACGTGTTTGAAATCATGGACGGCGCGACCGTCAAGCGCGCCATACCAGGTAGCGGAACCGGCACGATCTTCGTCAACTACACTGAGGCGATGCAAGTGGAAGACTTCGGCAGCGCACAATCGACCATCAACGTGCGCGCTTTGCGGCTTTCCTCGGTCGTCACGCCTGTTTCAGAGGGAGGCAGGGGCTATGAGGCCAGCGCGTCGTTTACAGCCGGTGGCGGTGGTGGTGGCCCGTCTGGGCAAATCGATGTTTATCATAATACCGGGCAGCTGCAGGCTAAGCTGGTTGTCGCAGGGACGCCTGGTAAATCGATCACGGTAGAATGGACGAATAACGGCTCGCCGCAAAGCCAGACCATCAGTCTGGGCGCTGAGCAGCAGAGGAATTTCAACTACGGTTACTGGGGCGCCAGGAAACTGAAAATCACCGGCGACCTGAATGAAATAACCACTTTCAAGTTAAGGGAACAAAACCTCACGCAACTCGATGGTGTGGATGCGCTGACGGTTGTTACCGACCTCGATATCGGGCACGGCGACCTGACCGTATTAAACGGCTTGGACGCGCTCACCACTTTAACAGAGCTCACGCTTTGGGATAACAACTTTCTCCAGGCCGCGCTCGAATCGATCATCGACGACTTGCACGGCAATGCGGCCGCACTGGGCACGAATAGCTGTTTGATACGATTGAATGGAAGCCCCGGTAGTAGCGGCGCGTCGGCCAGTAAATCGACAGAACTCAGCGCGCTCTCAACCGCTGGTTGCACGGTGGTGATTTAAAATGGAACAAGATTTGAATTTCGCTCGAGTTACTTTTATCCCCCGCGCCGACGGTGACTATCAGGACGAAAACGGTGAGCGCTACCGGCGCATCGTGGCACTACCGGGCGTCCGGCTCTACACCACTTATCTCGTCTACGGATACGACGAACCGACGCCATACACACCCGTTTCCGAATCAGCTTAGAATCATCGATCGGTAGCCCGGCACCGCGCAGAGTACTCGATTATGAGTACTCTGCTTGCCCTGCCCGCGCCGATCGATGCCGATGTTGTTGACGCTGAAATTATCGAAGTTAGCACATGTGCACAAATTGCACACGTGCCAGCCGCGCCCGACTTCCCTGATATCATCGGACTCTTACTCAACGATAAACGCAGCCCTGAGACGCGGCGCGCCTATGAAAGCGACCTGGCACACTTTTTCAAATTCTCCCAGAAATATACCAATGACTTTTTAGCGCAGCCCACACCGGCGATCGCGCTGGATCTGGCCAACTACAAGACATACATGCGCGGCACTGGCCTGGCCGAAGCTACCATCAATCGCCGCCTGGCCGCCGTGAAGTCGCTGCTCAAATTCGCCAACCGCCTGGGCCTGTGCGCCACGGATGGCCGCAACGTGGTCGATGGCGAGAAAGTGCGCCACTACCGAGACACGCGAGGCATCGACGTTAAGACCATGAAAAAGCTGCTCAAGGCACCGACGCAGCTTTACGGCACGTCATTGCGCGGGTTGCGCGATACCGCAATTTTGGGGTTGCTCTGGGAAAACGCTTTGCGTCGTGCGGAGCTCTGCAAGCTCGATGAGGATGATCTCGATGTTATGAGACGTGAGCTTTCTATTCTGGGAAAAGGTCGTGGATCTCAAAAAGACAAAGTGACACTGAGTTTTTCTCTAACGGAAGCTATCTATAACTATTTATTAGAAAAAAGGAAAAAACCCTCTATAGAGAAAAATGGCGAGGATGAAAAAAATACGTCACTTGTCACTTTGCCACTATTCGCAAACTGCGACCGCAGGCCTGACCATGCAGGCAAACGTCTCACCCCTGACGGCCTGTATCAATTGGTGGGCTTCTACGGCCGCGAAATCGGCCTTAAGCGGCTAACACCCCACCAACTGCGTCACAGCGCCGTGACGGCCGCGCTGGACGCCACGAAGGGCGACGTGCGCAAGGTTCAGAAGCTATCGAGACACGCCAAAATCGAAACGCTGATGATTTACGACGATAACCGCCAAAACATGCAGGAAGAGGTTTCGAGCCTCCTGGCCGGATTGACCAAGAAATAAAAACAGCCCCGCTCAATTAAGAGCGGGGCTGTTCTTTTACTGCTTAGAAGCTGCTTACATTAAAGTAATCAGTAGCCTCACGCCGCGTTGCCATACGGCCGCATACCCTCATCTAAGCAGCGTCGAATATCGTCTGCGCATGTCTGACTTGGATACGGATTCCCAAAGTTATCTATGGCATCACACAAGCCAAAATCATCCCCACGCTTTCGAGCAACTCCATCGGCGTCTACCAAATGTTGTTTTAAGCGTTTGAGTTCATCCCGCATGGCTTCCATCTCATTGAGAGTTTTGGCAAGCAGACTGGCTTCACTCCACACTGAAAACTTAAAACTCAGACTGCAGCTTTGGCTACGCACCACCCACCGGTCTCGGATAATTTTTGGTCGGGGAACGAGCATCCACTCTTGAGGTTTTCCATCCTTTAGAAAGCTGTAATTATTGCAGTTTGAGCATTCAACCTGATTGAAAAGAAGTAACTTAGCCGGTATCTCCGACTGTTGACCACACCTACAAGACCAAGTTGTTTTTGGATTTATCTTCGTCATTTTGAACTCCAATTAGCTACAGAAAAGAAACATTATCAAGACCGGCTATTGGATATGTTTGGCTATCGGCACTGATTTGTGACGATGAATTATTTGGTTCAAGTAATCCATTGCCGACTCCGTTGCCTCTGCGCCGCCGTGGGCCACAGCCTGAATCGCGATGTGTAAGAGAAAGAGTGGGGTGCCATTTGCCAGGTGCGCATTTTTACTAATGAAACAACATGTGCCCTCTTCCCCCGTGTCGTCAACTAAAGCACCGACAACCATGGAAATGTCGTGCTTGTCGCAATGATCATGGATTTCTTGAATCATGCGGTTTAATTCTTGCATGGGTTCCGACAATTCATTTTCTATAACTTCATTCTTCAT